GTGGCGCAAACGTCGGAAATCGAATGGACTGACGCAACTTGGAACCCGGTGACGGGCTGCACCAAGATCGGTCCGGGCTGCGACAACTGCTACGCTGAACGCTTTGCGGAACGTTGGCGTGGGGTTGCCGGGCACCCCTACGAACAAGGCTTCGACCTGACGCTCTGGCCAACACGGCTGATGCAACCCGCGCAGTGGAAAAAGCCGCGGATGATCTTCGTGAACTCGATGAGCGACCTGTTCCACAAGGACATCGACCGCACGTTTATCGACAAGGTGTTCGATGCCATGGAGCAGGCGAACTGGCATGTCTATCAGGTGCTGACCAAGCGCAGCTCGCTGATGCGCAATTATGTCCGGAAGCGATATGATGGTGGATCGGTCCCGCGCCATATCTGGCTTGGCGTATCGGTTGAGGACGCAGCGCATACGAGCCGGATCGAGCATCTGAAGCAGATCAACTCGGATGCGCGCTTCATATCGTTCGAGCCACTGCTCGGTCCTATCGGCGACGTCGATCTAAGCGGCGTCGCATGGGCCATCGTCGGCGGCGAGAGCGGGCCGCGGGCTCGCCCCATGGACGAAAGCTGGGCCAGACAGATCCGGGACATCTGCGACCGTGACGCGGTCGCCTTTTTCTTCAAGCAATGGGGTGGCGCCCGTCCGAAGTCGGGCGGACGGCTGCTCGATGGGGAGGAATGGAACGGCTTTCCGTGGCAGATCGTGCCTAAGCCAATCCTCGATCAGATTTCAGCGTGAGCTATTTCGCGTGGAGCGCCGTCAGCATTGAAGAAGTCGCACGTTGAGAACACAGTTGGCCCTTGGGCCCGACAGAAGCTCGATGGCCTCGAAGCATATTTGCACGCATACACCGTCGCGCTGAAGAAGCAGCCCTTCGAACTGGTCTATATTGATGCGTTCGCCGGCGCCGGGCGCTCAAGAATCCGCGACGCCTGGGCGGGCGCTGACGATGAGGACCTCCATCTTCTGGACGACGAGTTCATTCGATCCGAAGAGCAGTTCATCGAAGGCTCCCCGCACCGAGCCCTAGCTCTCGAACACCCCTTCACCCAATACCACTTCTTTGATGCGGACGCCGGGCGCGCGGCCCTTCTCGAGGGCTTGAGGGCCGAGTACCCGTCTCGAAAGATTAGCGTTCAGGTTGGTAACGCGAACGAATTGATCCAGAAGCTGGTCCCGCGGATAGCGGGTCGGAACACAAGGGGCGTTGCTTTCCTCGATCCTTATGGCCCCCACCTGGACTGGCGAACCGTCGCAGCCTTGGGGTCAACCAAGAGGTTTGAGGTGATCATCAATTTCCCGCTTGGCATGGCCATCAACAGATTGATCACCCGGTCGGGCGACATACCGGATGGTTGGCGCGCGGGACTGAACGGCTGCTTTGGCAGTGCGGACTGGGAGAGCCTCGTCTATGCAGAGCGCACGGACCTCTTCGGGGATACGATCCGCCACAAGGTTGACGATGCAGCCAAGCGGCTTCTTGACCACTACGTCGGCCGCCTGAAGGCCTTGTTCGGCCACGCCGCCACACCGAGTGTCGTCAGGAACACGCGCGGTGTCCCGATCTACTACATGCTGTGGGCAGGGCCGCATCCCCTCGGGCACAAGATCGCCGACTATGTTTTGGCGAAGGGTGAACGGATCACGCCGCCTAAGAAGCAGCCCGCTCGTCGGTAGCCTTCGACCAAGCGGTCAGCAATTCATCATTCAAGGCGCAGGATGGCCCGAACCCGGCCTGTTCGCGTGCTTCAGCACGATGTCGATGACCTCGGCAGGCTTGAAAGCTACATCGCAAGCCCAAACGCCAAATCCTCCATGCCCATTCACGGCTTCCGTCCATTCTGACAGCGCCGCACGCTTCGCCCGGTTCTGAGGCGTGTCTTCGCCTTTGATTTCCAACGCCAGGTTCAGGCCGTTGTGCAGGCGAACGATAAAGTCCGGCAGGTAGCGTCGGCGAGAGCCCTGCCACAAATAGCTGATGTGGAAGCCGAGATGGTCGTTCTTGGCGTAAGCAACCACCTCGGGGCGCGTCTCGAAGATGTTTGCGGCATGACCTTCCCACGACGAGTCCCCGACGACATGGCTGATATGGGATCTCTGCGTCAGGATGTTCGGCTTGGTGGTGTACCAAACCCGCATGTCCGCGGTCGAACCAATGGGGCGCTCCTCATCGAACACCGGTTCCAGTTTCGTCGTGTTCTGCTCGGTGACGAAGCGCAGAAGGTGCGTCACCACCCCGTCAATGTTGAGGGCGATCAGGATCCGACGCCGCAAGGGATCGCTGTGGAACAGCGAAGGGATGTCGAGCTTGTTCGAGGCGAGGAACGCCTCGACCAGCCGGACGAGTTGAGCCAGCAGGTACTCGTCGGTGCCCTGGAAACTGCCGTGCAGTGCGGAGAACGCCTTGCGCGCCGCAACGAAGATCAGCCGCTGAAGGCGAAAGCCCTCGGGCAGCGCCGCGAGATCGATCTGGGTGACCTTGCTCATGTCGGTCGCGCCGCCCAGTGCCGGGGCCAGCTCCGCCGTGATGGCTGTCGCTGCAGGATCAAGCGTGAGCGTCTCGACCTTGGACCAATCAACGGCGAGCACCGGCTTCACGACCTGCTCGATCCGCAGGATGTTCGGCCACCGCAGCTCCAGGGCAGCGCGTTCCGGCACGACATCGATCTGCGTCGAAGGCTTCGGCGGAGGTGGAGCTTCGCCACCTTCTGCAGGTTCGTAGATCGACAGCGGCACGCCGAAGACGTTCACGTATTCAGGCCGGAACAGCCCGTTCTCGTCTTTGTCGTACGTGACACGGCGCAGGCCGCGGCCAATCACCTGCTCGCACAAGAGCTGGGACGTGAAGGCACGAAGCCCCATGATGTGGGTGACGTTCTTGGCGTCCCAGCCTTCCGACAGCATCGCGACGGAGATGACGTTCTGCAGGTCCTGGCCAGCGCCGCCCCGCTTGCCGACATTGTCGACGATCTCGCGGAGCAGCTCTTCCTTCTTCAACTCCTTCAGACGCTCTTTTCGCGTGGCCGGGATGTTGGCCGCATCCACGATCGCCTTCAGACGCTCCTCATATCCCTTGTCGGATGCAGCCTGTTCGCCGATTTCGGCCTTCTCCAGAACCTTTGAATCCACCCGCAATGTCCGCTCAGGAGCGCGCAGCTCCGGCCAGTGGGCATCGCCGGCATTGAAGTAGCGCTCAATGCGTGCTGCGGTTTCCGTCCGGTTGCAAACCGTCAGCATGACCGGCGGCGAATGATGACCGGCCCAATCCGCCAGCGCCTTACGCCAATCCGCGCCGAGCAGCGTGTAGGCATCCTGCACCAGCTTCGGCAGCGGCTCGTGCGGCTCGGCCTTGCGGTTCAGATCCTCGGAGACCGAAGGGTCACGATAGATGTGGTAGAGCTTGGGTCGCAGCGTCCTGGCGTCGGGCAGCGCGTCATCGCGGACGACCACGCGGGGCGTCTTCACAAGGCCGCTCTCGATCGCGTCGTTCAATCCGAAGTCGGAAATGATCCAGTCGAACAGCGCCGTGTCCGTGCTGGCCTTGCCTGTCGGCGCGAATGGCGTCGCCGAGAGATCGAAGCAGCGCTGGATGCGACGGGTCTTGTGCAGCCGATCGAGCCCCTCGATCCATCGCGTCGCCTCGTCGAGGTCGATGCCTTGGTCTGCGGCGGCCTTCTTGCTGATCTTCAATTCGGCGGGCTTGCGATAGGCGTGGTGCGCTTCGTCATTGATGATGATGATGTCACGTTGGTTCGCCAGCTTCCCGAGAACACGGCGCGTGAAAGCCTCATCGGACTCGGCGCCCTTCTTGACGACCGAGCGCTTCGGTTGCGCCGCCGGCATCAGCGTATGCCAGTTCTCGATCAGAACCTCGGCCTGGTTCAGCTTCTGGCGAAAGGCCTCCGACGGGCAGAGATTGAACTGGTCGTAGTAGCTCCCCTCGCTCGGGATCAGAACCTGAAGCCGTCCCTTCACCGTCAGGCCCGGCGCGACGATGAACACCGCCCGACTGAAGTCCTTGCTGCGTTTCGGATAGGTCAGCGCGTTCAGGGTCTGCCACGTGATGATCATCGCCATCACCGTGGTCTTGCCTGCTCCGGTCGCCATCTTGTTGCAGAGCCGTTCCCACGGACCGCCGTCGCCCGGAACCACGATGCCCTGCTTGAACTCCGGAGCGCCTTCGACCCACCAGATCAGCGTCTCGATCGCTTCGAGCTGGCAGAAGTAGAAGGGATATTCGCGCGCCGTCTCGTCATACCAATGCTCAAGAAGGCGTCGCGTAACGATGGTGACGCCCGGCCAGCCGGCATCGCGCCACGCATCGACGCGCGAGCGGATCGTGTTCACGTTATCGAGCATCTCGACGCGCCGCGTGTTGTTGCGGGCGTCGAAGACCTCGTAGCTCGCCGGCCTGCGTTCGGGCTTGACCTCGAGCACGCCGCCCTTGCCCTCGATCCAGTGCTGGTGCGGGGCGACAAAGGGCGAGTTGATGATGAGGGACTTCGGCTTCTCCATCCCCCTCACTCCAGGCCCATGATCTTCAGGCTTTCGATTCCTCGATCATCGACGATCTTGACGGCGACGCGCCGGTTTTCGCCCGCCTTGAACGGCAGCGACACGGTGCCGTGGAACTGCTCCAGCAGGTCCTCGTCAAGCTCGGCCCGGATGGTCTTGCGCAGGCGGTTCCAGCCATCCTTGGCGCCCGCCATGGGGAAAAATACCTGATGCGGCATCATGCTGCGCCCGTCGTAGTCGGTGTCGAGCGACCACATGGCGATGTTCTGCTTCCCACCGCTGCGCAATCCGCCCGTAACTGGATCGTCGGGGTTCCTCGGATCGAAATAGTCGAACCCGTTGACCTCGACACGCCATTCGTCACCTTCGCGCCGCAGATCGACATCCGGCTGGCCCATGAGCCAGAAGCTCTGGTTCGATGACCGCGCCTTCTTAAGATCCTCGGTGAGGAGGTCGGTGTTCATCTGGGCCTTGAGCAGCGTGACGCCGGGCCAGTTCATCTCGTCGATGTCCTTGGCGGCCTCCGGATCGAAGGTGAAGGCGCAGAACACGACGATCTTCGGGCGCGGAACCAGCGTCTGCGCTTCTTCGATGGCGCGCTCCACCTGCTTCTGTTCGAGCGCCGCATGTTCCGGGCCGAAGCTGACGACGGCGCGCTCGCCGGTTTCCAGCGAGCCGGACGCGTGGAGATGCTTGCAGCCGGGGATCGCCTCAAGCTCCGTGAACTTGAGCATGGCGCCGCCCTTGCCGCGGATGCCGGTCTTCAGAAGCTCGCCGCGCCAGAGCGCCTGCCGCGAGGTCTCTCCGGACCGCGCGACCGATGCATCGGCCTCAGCGGGCGGCGTCGACTCATCGAGGCTGAGCACGGTCGGCGCGGGCACGGCTTCGACGGAGAAAGGCCCGGTGATGCGCAGGCGTGTCTCGTCTTTCTCCGGCTTGTCGTAGAGCGTCTCCGGCTCGGCATGGGCCTCGATGGACGCATCCATCGCCGCTTGCATCGCCTGTCGTGCGGTGTGAAAGGCCTTGAAGGGCTCGGCCGCGGCTGGAGGCCAATCTTCCGGCCAATCGAACGGCACTTCCCATTCGAGCAGCGCGTCGGCAGGCACAGCCTCGCCATTGGCCAGCTTGTGAGTCTTGCCGGACGCCGAGAAGTCGATCCATTCGCCCTTACGCCCGCCCTGCGGCGAACGATAGCGCAGCTTCTGCGCCTTCAGCGCGTTGTTGAGCGCCGCCAACGCCGAGGCGATGGCGGGATGTTTCGCTTCGTAGATCGTGTCGATATCAGGATTATTGGCGATCGATTTCAGGGTGACATGCGGCACGGTCTGATAGACGAAGCCGCCCCTTAACCCCTCATGGGGATAGCGCAGGCGAAAATAGTCGAAACTGGCGGTCATTAGCCGCTGCTTGGCGAGCGTCACCGCAACGCGAGAGGTATCGCAAGTGATCCAGCGCCGGCCCCATTTCTCCGCGACGAACGCCGTTGTTCCCGAACCACAGGTGGGGTCGAGCACCAGATCACCGGGATCGGTAGTCATAAGGAGGCAGCGTTCGACAATTTTTACAGCAGACTGGACGACGTAGACCTTTTCCTCAGTGAAGCTGCCAGTACCCATGTCCGTCCAAACATTCCCGATCTCGGATGCTGGGAAGTCATCAATGAAGCGAATATAGGTAAGTGAGTTCTTGGCGCCGTTTATTCGGGATGCCTTGATAAGGCGTGAGAATCCGAGTTCGCCTGTTTTCCAGTATCCTTTGCCAGGCCCAAGCTCACTCCCTTGAAATGTGACTGGAAAATCACCAGGCGGCCTCTGGGAGGTTGTATTGTCATAGCGGAAGACCCGTCCACCACTTGTCATCAATTCTTCTCGGTCTACCACCTCCGACGGCAGTTTCTTGACCCTAAGGTCTCGCATCCGTACGTGACGATACACACCAGAAGCATCATCTTCGAGCTTCTTTTGCCGGTATGGACGGCGGAATTTCGCGTGGTTCTTGTCTTTCGAGAACCAAAGTATGTAGTCCGCGAGTCCAGCCATAAGCTCTGCTGTCTGCCCGGCGGTCTTCGTTACGCATATAAGCGAAACAAAATTCTCCGCTCCAAATACTTCCTCGCATAGCTCGCGCGAGTGGTGGACATTCTCGTCGCCGATCTGCACGAACAACGACCCACTCTCGTGCAGCAAATCTTTGGCTAACAGTAGGCGATCACGCAGATAGGTCAGGTAAGAATGGATGCCGAGCTCCCAAGTGTCCCGAAACGCCTTGATCATTTCGGGCTCTTGCGTCAGGTCGTCATCAGCGCCGTCCTTGACATCGCGCTTGTTCGTGAACGGCTGAAAGTTCGACCCGTATTTGATGCCGTAGGGCGGGTCGATGTAGATCATCTGCACCTTGCCGGCCATGGACTCTTTCTGCAGCAGCGAGTTCATGACCAGCAGGCTGTCGCCGGCGATCAGCCGGTTCGACCAGCCCTTTTCGTGCCGGTAGAAGTCGACAGCCTGGCGAAGCGGCAGGTTCTCGAATGGCGCGGCGAACAGATCCGCTTGTCGCCAGACCTCTCCGGCCTTTTCGCCCTTCAGCCGCTTGCGCGCATTGGCCAGAATGGTCGCCGGGTCCACGCGCTCGTGCACATGCAGCGATACCGTGTCGATCTCGAATGAGGTCCGCTCGGCCTTGCCTGCCCAATTGAGGTAAGGTGCCTGCATGCGCTTCAGTTCGAGCAGTGCCTCCTTCATTGTGTCCGCATCGCCGGAGGCAAGCGCGTCGTCGATCACCGTCTCGATCCGCGCCCGCGCAGTGTCGAACATCAGCGCCGGATCGATGTGCGGATCATAGGCGTAGGTCGTCCTGGGCTGATCGGGATCGTTCTCGGGATGAACCATCCCGACTTCCGGGTTGTTGGTGCGCTTGTCGAGGTGGCGATAGCTCACGACCTGCACCGGACCGTTCGAGCGGGACGACTTGCGCTTGCCCTTGGCCGCCTTGCGCGGCCGTGCGGCTGGCTCGTCCTCGACCTCCAGCGCGAATTCGTCCTCGTCCTCATCCTCGGCGTCCTCGTCGCTGTCCGTCGAATCCTCGTCTTCGAGGTCATCATCGACCGTCCGCGCAATCGAGCCACCGCGCCCGCGCCCCTTCACGCCGCGCCCGGACGCGACCAGCGCGTCCCGCGCCGCCGCATAATCTTCCTCTGACAGGTCTGGCACTTGCGCACGCACTTGCGTCAACGCGGAAGCATTGCCGATGGCTGATCCATCCTCCGGAAGAATGGAGTAAAGTATTTCGGCAATATATTGCGGAGACGGCATGGAGCGGATCGCGATTCTTGTGGGCAGGAGCGATCCGCAGAATAGACGCAAAGAAGGCCGGTTCAATCATCAATCGGCAGGCTCCCTTTCCTTCCTGCTCTGCTGCTCGGCCCCGACGCCGTCCACGAGCGCCTCCCTTTGCCGCTCCCACTCCACCGGAAACGGCACGAACAGGTCGTCCAGCTGCAATCCCGGCGGCTGCCGCCCATCCAGGATCGCCTCGACGATGTCGGGCGCGAGCAGCGTCAGGCGCAGGACACGTGCGATGTAGGACGGGTTGATGTGCTCTACCTCGGCAAGGTCCTGGACCGTCTGGAAGCGACCGGATTCGAGCTGCTTTTTCCAGCGATGGGCGCGTGCGAGCGCCTTCACCATGGTGTTGTCGATACGGGCGCGGGGCAGCGCCCACGCATCGGCCCCGTTCGGCGCGATGACGAGCTTGCGGCCCCCGCGCTTCCTGAATGTCATCGGCACGGTGACGGTGATTGCGCCCGCATCGTGGAGGAGTGCGCCCTTCGCCATCAGGCAGCGTCCTTTCGGTCGCCGAAGGTCTGCAGTTCGCCCAGCAGCTTGGTCAGTCCGCCAGTGCGGAGCCGGATCGCGATGCCATCGACCTTCACGTCGACCCGTTCGACCAGAAGCTGGACGATGCGCGCCTGCTCGGCGGGGAACAACTCGTCCCACATGGGATCGAGCCGCTCGAAGGCGTCGCGAACCTCGGCCTCGGTGATGCGATCGTCATGCCGGGTCGCGGTCATCCATGTCCGCACGATCAGCTCCGGCGCGCGCAGGAAACCGCGAAGCTGATCGATCACCGCCGTCTCGATCTCGGCGGCAGGAACCCGGCCCACCGGACAGGTTCCCGGACCGCGTTTGAGGACCGACTGCGTGACATAGTAGCGGTAGAGCCGATCGCCCTTCCGGGTGTGGCTCGGCGACATCGCGTCGCCATTCGGCGAGAAGATCAGGCCTCGCAGCAGAGACGGCCCCGACAGTCGGGTCTGGTTGGCGCGCATACGAGGGCTCTCGCCCATGATGGCGTGTGTGCGCTTCCAGAGATCGGCGCTGATGATGGCCTCGTGCTCGCCGGGATAGGCCTCGCCTTTGTGGACGGCCTCGCCAATGTAGACCCGGTTGTTCAGCAGTTTGTAGAGCGCGCCCTTGTCGAGCATGTAGCCGCGCCTGCTGCGGATATTGGCCGCTTGCAGTTCGCGCATCAGCAGCTTGATCGATCCGAGCTTCACGAAACGCTCGAAGATCAGACGGACGGATGCCGCTTCTTCTTCGTTGACCAGCAGCTTGCGGTTCTCGACGCGGTAGCCGAGCGGCACGTAGCCGCCCATCCACATGCCCTTCCGGCGCGAGGCCGCGACCTTGTCGCGGATGCGCTCGCCGATCACTTCGCGTTCGAACTGCGCGAAGGACAGCAGGATGTTGAGCGTAAGCCGCCCCATCGAGGTCGTGGTGTTGAAGGACTGCGTGACACTGACGAAGGTGACGCCGCGCCGCTCGAACACCTCGACCAGCTTTGCGAAATCCATCAGCGAGCGGGACAGCCGGTCTATCTTGTAGACGACGACCACATCGACCTTGCCGAACTCGATATCGGCGATGAGCCGCTTCAGCGCCGGACGCTCCAGCGTGCCGCCCGAAATCCCGCCGTCGTCATAGCGGTCGGCGACCGCAACCCACCCTTCCGGCTTCTGGCTCAGGATGTAGGCGGCGCAAGCCTCGCGCTGCGCGTCGAGGCTGTTGAACTCCATGTCGAGCCCTTCCTCGGACGATTTGCGCGTATAGATCGCGCACCGCACCTTCGGCGTGATTTTCGTCGTCGGATGATGGCCGGTCGCCGCACGCCTCATGTGCCGCTCCCCGCGCTCTTCAGGCCGAAGAAGACCCAGCCGTTCCACTTCACGCCAGTGATGGCCTTTGCGATGGCTGAGAGCGACTTGTACGGTCGGCCCCGGTACTCGTAGCCCTCGATGGTGACCGTCACGATGTGCTCGACGCCCTGAAACTCTCGCAGCAACCGCGTGCCAGCCACCGGCTTGCGGTCGGTGCGGATCCGGCGCGTCTTGGGATTGGTGTCCTCGACGCCGCGCGCGAGCGCATCGAGCCGTTTCACCGTTTCGGGCTTGAGCCCGCCATAGGCCAATTCCTGGATACGATAGGCGAGACGACTTTCGAGGAAGCGCCGGTTGTAGGGCGGTGCTTCGGTGCCATGCAGATCGCGCCACATCGTCTTCAGGGCGGGCGTGGGCATGGTCTTGATGGCGGCGACGCGCGCCAGCACGGGATCATTCATGGGCGGTCTCCGCCGAGTTGCGTGTCCGCATGACGGCGTCGGTCGGCGGTGAAGTCCACCGAACTGTCTCCGCACTCGCGAGATAAAGGTGTGGGTCGTCCCTCCCGCCGCTGCCGAAGCCGGACGACGCCGCGCGCGAAGATTTCGGCGGCTTCATCGAGCCGCTCGGCATCGCTCATCAGTTCGGGGCGCAGGGCGTTGGGGCCAGTCTCGGCGCAGTGCGGATCGAAAGCGTTTCGCATGAGAGAAACGCTAGGCAAGAATCAGAATAAAACAAGCATATTCAATGCGTTATCGTAGTCTTGAGAAATCATTCGAAATGGTGCGAAGACGCCGTTCGGTACACTCAGACATGCTCCAGCCAAAAGGGAACGAATTCCGTCCGCCCGTCACGAATCACATTTGCCTCCGGTAAGGCCAAGGGTCGCCACCATTCCAAACTGGAACCCCGTGCGCCCAAAACGGGTCGGGTACCAACTGCAGCCGGAATTCACTCCCTGCCTTCAGTCAATCGCGCTCCCATGAAGCGCTCGTAGGTGTCATCAATTCCGATCTCGTCAGGTTCCGAGCGACCATGGAACCGATCTGGCCCCTCATTCGGGTAGATCAGCAGCGTGACGGTCATCTCGTTCTTGGGTGAAAAGATCGTCATTTCGAAGACGTCCTCGTCCCCTTTCCATACGCCCTTCTTGTGCATGACCCCGGCTCTGGCGGCAGCGTCGTCGACTCGGAGGGCTGCAAGGGACTGGCTCGGCAATTCCACCGTTTGCTGCCGGGCTGCATAGTAGATGCCGGACTTGAACAGACGCTCGCTGGACCAAGTCCAGTCGATGAAGCCATCCCGACTGACGACGATCATCGCCCGTTGGCGGGTGATGCCTAGCCATTTCAGGATGGCTGCAGTGATGGACACTTCGTAGCGGTCCGACAAATGACGGACCAACTCCATGTCGAACTTCTGACCATCCGTCTGCTGCCGAAAATCATCCAGAGGCATCAGCAGGAACGAGGCAAACGTGTTCGCCTGGGATTCAATCTGACCATGCTCTGAGCGCCAGTCGCCCATATCGCGGCTGGAGCAGCGAATGCCGTCGGGCGATCTGTGCCGGTGAAGGAGATAGTGGCCGAGCTCATGGGCAAGGGTGAAGTTGATCCGCCCCTTCGACGTGATGGCGCTGTTATAGATAATGCCCCATTCGCCAGTGCCTGAATCGATCGGCATGAGCATACCCTCGAACTTGCGTGTGAGATCGAGGCCATCGACTTTCGTGATCGGAGCATCCGGGAAAACGTTTCGCGAATATTCAATCGCGATATCGGCGACCTTGATCGGAAAGCGCGGCGAGCCGTGCGCATCGTGAAACGCGCGAACCAGTTTCGACAGGTGGATCGCCCAGCCTTCCGGTGTCGTCGGCAGCTTCAATCTTTCTTTCTCCACATGTCGACCATCTGCTCGATCTTCTTTTTGTCGTCGGGATCCAATTTGTTGAACTTACGGAAGAACGCCTCCTTGATCACCTCTTCACCGAGATCAGACGAATCATCCAGCAGGTAGTCTGTGGTGACGGACAGGGCTTCGGCGATTTTAGTCAGCTTTTCTGCGGACGGCTTTCGGGTGTCCCGGTTCTCCAACTCCCACAGGTAGCTCTTGCTCGAATCCGTAATCTCCGCGAGCTTGTCCAAGGAATATCCCTTTTCCTGCCGATGCTTACGGAGCTTCTCTCCCAGGGATGCCATCCAACTTACCTCATGCGTTTCGCATTTTTCTGTTCGGTGTATGGCGAACAGGATCGTACTTGACAAGAGATTAGCGCGCGTGTTCGATATAGATCGAACGAAAGCGTACCCATAAGGAGACTCCCATGACCAAGCGCAATCCCGGAACACATCATGTCGTGCCCAGCTCCAACGGTGGCTGGGACGTTCGTCGCGGCGGCGCGGATCGCGCCAGCGCCCACTTCGACCGCAAGTCCGACGCGGTCGAGCGGGCGCGTGAGATCAGCAGCAATGCCCGCACCGAACTGAAGATCCACAACAAGGACGGCCGCATCGGGCAGTCCGATTCGCACGGGAACGACCCGCGCAACATCAAGGGCTGAGGAGGTCCGATTATGGCGTCAGTGACGAGCTTCATTCGCAACATGCCTGCCTCGTCGCTGCAGGCCTATTTCGACCACACCGGCATCGCGTTGCCGACGACAGTCGACTGGACCGCGCCCGAGCCGGAGGTCGTCCGGGTCGCGCTCCGCGCTGTCGATGAAATGGACGACGAAGCGAAGGCTCGCGTCCTCAACGACGCCGAGCGCGTCAGCGGGCTCGCTGACGACGCTGGACAGACCGCGCTCTACAGCGTGGTCGATGACCGTGCCCTTCTCGACGTTCTCGCGAACGGCCATGCCCGATCGCTCTGGATGTTCTTGAACGCACCGATCCTGTTCCGCCACGCCGAGGAGGTGCGGTTCACGGATGAGAAGCGGCGTGGGCGCAGTTGGGATGGCTTCATCATTGAAGCTGGCCGCATCGTCAGCCGCGATCCGGTCGCTATCGACGCATTCAAGGCGTCGCTCCGTACCCGCTTTGCCTCGGCCAACGTCCACGTCGACATTTTCGAGCGTGTGCGCGCCACCTTCGAGGGGGAAGACTGCGATCTGGTTCAGATCACCATATACCGGGAAGGCCTGCCGGACGATCTTCTGGCGTTCGACGATGGCGGTTCCCTCGTGCGGCGTGCTTATCGTCCGGTCTTCGAGGCCGCGATGACGTATGAGCCCGCGACCGGAGTGGTCGAGGTTGTGGCAAGCGACCGGGAGAGCCGCGCCGAGATGGCGATGTTCCTGGCCCGCGATCTCCTCGGCGTCGACTTCCAGAACGAGAAGGTGCCGGTTCGCCGCTATGATCTCGATGTTCTGCTGTCGCCCTTCGAATTTCCGACCGACATCGAAGACGGCATCGAGCGGGTCGATGTCCGCCTGCTGCGGCTGATGCCGCTCGACACTGTCGGCGAGCGCGTGACGCTTGAGTGCATGGCCAAGGCGGGCCGCACGATCTGGAGCATGGCGGAGGAGCGGCTCGGGCCGGGCAATCCGATCGATAGCGGATGGGTTGCCACGCAGGCCAAGCTGGCCATCAAGTTCCACCCCAAGGGTGACGCAAAGCGCGGCAGGACGCTTCCGCTGACAATCACCATGCCGCATGGCTGCAATCTCAGGGACCAGACCGAGGAAGAGCAGTTGATTGGCGAGAAGTATCTCCGCCGTTGGGGAATCCTCGCCGATGACGCGCTCTCGCCGAAGTTCTGATCAAGATGCGCTGGCCCTGATCTGCGCGGTCGCCCAGACCCGTGATGCGCGCATCACCTCCGTGGCCTTGTCGAACCACCACCCGGTAGCTGGCGCGCAGCTTCAGGCGCTCGGCGTGCTAACCCGTGTGGGCGATGAGGCGGCGGCGACGTCCTTGGCCGACCATGAGGATACGCCGGTCGCCCTTGCGCGCTCACCTGACGGTCGTTCCTTCGGCTATTTCAGCCCGCAGGCGGGATGGGTGACGGCATCGACCGACGATCAAGCGGTCTATGCGCTGAGTTTTGAGACCCTCCTCCCGAAGCTTCTGAATGGGCTCGACTGCCCGCTGGCCTCGCGGCCGTTGCAGCTGCTGCCCGGTTTGCTCTGGGAGGTCGGAGGCGCCCGTTTGCCAGGGCGCTCGGCCCGCGTGCCTGTCTGGATCGGTCGCCGCCTTTCAGACCCGGCGACATGGGCCTTGTTTCTTCAGCAGGTCCAGCAGCGTCCATCTCCGGGATTGCGCATCGTGCTGTCGCTGACAGCCGAGGCGAAGCTCCCAAAGACCTATGTCAACGGGCACGAAATCATCGCGGTTCAGTCCGTCATCGATGCAAGCGATGGCTTCCGGATCGATCCGCAGATCCTCGCTGCGCGCCTGGCGCATGGGCGCGACGACGGCCAGCCCGCATCGATGGCTGCGGATGGAGCTTCGATCACGGTCAGGGGCAAGAGTTACGCGTTCACCGGCACGAAGCAGCGCGCCATCATTCGTCACCTCTTCGAGGCGTGGCAGCGGGGCGAACGCGAATGCCTGACAGCCGCTGTATTGGAAGCCGCCGACTCTGGTGACCAGGTCCGGACACTCGGCAAAGCGTTCAAGGGGCGCCCCGACTGGCGCGAATTCATCAAGGAAGAGCGCGGTCGATGCTGGATCGATGTCTGATGCCCATTTGAGCCATCGCTGAACCGCCTTCGGGCGGTTTTTCATTTCAGCGCACGGAATTGCGATTCCTCCTCTGGCTCCTCCCTTTCTCCTCCCCGGCTCCTTCCCGCCTGACCGCCATCCTCTCCGCAGGTTTTCGACACGAACCTCAGGAGACGAGAATGACCGTCAGGCATCTGAACCAGATCGAGCTCGCCGCTCGCTGGAACATCAGCCACCGCACGCTTGAGCGCTGGCGGTGGTCGGGGGAAGGCCCCCGCTACATCAAGATCGGCGGGCGGGTCGTCTACCGGCTCGAAGACGTCGAGGACTACGAGAAGGAACAGCTCCGCGCGAGCACGGCCATCAAGCCGGTCCCCAAGATGGCGGCGGGGGCGCGCTGAGCATGATCGCCAACCACATCACCCTCGACGCGCTCCGGCAGATGCCGATCGGCGACATCGTGGCCTTGCCCGCCGAGCAGCTGGCGCTCCTCCATGAAGAGGCCGACGCCGCGCTGAAGGCCGCCAAGACCCTCAAGGACTGGCTCGATGGCGCCATCGGGCTCCGCTACGGCGAGCGTGCTTCGCAGGCGCGGATCGCCATAGCGAAGGATGCCGGCACGGTCCGCTTTGCCGACGGCTCGGTGACGGTCGTCGCCGACCTGCCCAAGAAGGTCGAGTGGGATCAGGCGAAGCTCGCCGCGCTGGTCGAGACCATCCGCGCCGAGGGCGAGAACCCCACCGACTATGTCGAGATCACGTTCGGCGTCTCCGAGCGCGCCTACGGCGCATGGCCGGAGTCGATCCGTCGCGCCTTCACCCCGGCCCGCACGCTGAAGACCGGCAAGCAGACCTTCCGATTTCTCCGCGACTGAAAGGATCACCCATGTTCCCGTTCGGCAAATCCACGCCCGAAGCCCCTCTTTCCGCGCTCGAAGCGCTGAAGAAGGCGCATTACAGCCTCGCCTCGTTGCCTGAGACGATCCGGATCCCGGCAACGCTGGAGCGCGGCGAGACCGACGCCAAGCCGATCACCGAGGCGACGATCGATGACATCGCCTTCGCGCTGCGCGGACTGGAGGCGGCGTCCAGCGCGCTCATCGATCAGATGTACGCCCTGCGCAAGCTCAGCCAGATCGCGCGCGATGCCGGCGCTCTCGGCGCGCACCGTGCCGTCGAGGCTGCGGCCCGCGCCAGGACGGAGCGCTGACCATGGCGCTCCCTATCATCACCGCTGACCAGCGGCTCGCGGAACCTCGCGGCATCAAGGGCACGATCTTCGGCAAATCCGGCATCGGCAAGACCTCGCTTCTCTGGACGCTCGATGCCGAGACCACCTTGTTCATGGACCTTGAGGCGGGTGACCTTGCCATCGAGGGATGGCCCGGCGACACGGTGCGGCCGCGCACCTGGCCCGAATGCCGCGACTTCGCTGTGTTCATCGGCGGGCCGAACCCAGCGCTGCGCGACGACCAGGCCTACAGCCCCGCGCATTTCGCGGCGGTCTGCGAACGCTTCGGCGATCCCGGCGTCATGGATCGTTACCGGACGGTCTTCATCGACTCGATCACGGTTGCCGGCCGTCTGTGCTTCCAGTGGTGCAAGGGCCAGCCTGACGCCTTCTCCGAGAAGACTGGCAAGCCCGACATTCGCGGCGCCTATGGCCTGCACGGTCGCGAGATGATCGCGTGGCTCACGCACCTCCAGCACACAAGGGCGAAGAACGTCTGGTTCGTCGGCATCCTCGACGAGAAGCTGGACGACTTCAACCGGCGCATCTTCCAGCCGCAGATCGACGGTTCGAAGACCGGTCTCGAACTGCCCGGCATCGTCGATGAAGTGCTGACGATGGCGGAGATCAGGGACGACGCGGGCACGCCCTATCGCGCCTTCGTCTGCCACACGATCAATCCGTGGGGCTTTCCCGCCAAGGACCGGTCAGGACGTCTTTCGCCCGTCGAAGAGCCGCATCTCGGTCGGCTGATGACGAAGATCCGCGGCCCCGTGAAGCCCGCCGCCGAGCGCCTGGCGTTCAGCCGGCCGGACGCCGCGACCCCCACCACTGACATCACCCATCCCGAAAACGCCTGAAGAGGAGCAACCAGCCATGTCTGGATCCTGGAACGACTTCAACGACGCCAAGCAGAACAGCAACATCATCCCGAAGGGCACGCTGGCCAAGGTGCGCCTCACCATCCGCCCGGGCGGCTTCGATGATCCGGCTCAGGGCTGGACCGGCGGCTACGCGACGCGTGGCACCACCGGTTCGGTCTACCTGTCCGGCGAGTTCACAGTTCTCGAAGGGCCCTATGCGCGGCGCAAGATCTTCACGCTGATCGGGCTTTACAGCCCGAAGGGTCCCGACTGGGCCAACATGGGCCGCAGCCTGATCCGCGGCATGCTGAATTCCGCTCGCGGCATTTCCGACAAGGATTCCTCGGCGCAGGCGCAGGCGGCGCGCCGCATCAACGGGTTCGCCGATCTCGACGGACTGGAGTTCGTGGCCCGCATCGATGTCGGGACCGACACCAACGGCGAGGAGAAGAACGAGATCCGCGCGGCCGTCACGCCGGACCACAAGGAATACGCGCCGCTGACGGGCGCAGCGGCAAGGGCGACGGCTACGCAGCCGCAACCCGCGCAGGCTTCGATGCCCCAGCCGGGCATCCGTCCCTCCTGGGCGCAGTGAGGGCCGCTACCCATGCTGCTGCGACCCCGCCAGAAACTGTTCGTCGAGCGAAGCGTCAGCGCGCTTTCGCAACACGGAAACACGCTCGCCGTGGCCCCGACCGGGGCTGGCAAGACGATCATGCTCTCGGCTGTCGCGGGGCGCATGATCGTCGATCCCGATGCCAAGGCCTGCGTTCTCGCCCATCGCGACGAACTCACCGACCAGAACCGGGACAAGTTCCGCCGTGTCGTTCCCGGTCTCTCCACGTCCGTCGTCGATGCGCGCGAGAAGTCCTGGAAAGGACAAGTGACCTTCGCGATGGTTCCGACGCTGGCGCGCTCCAGCAATCTCGATGCGATGCCGGCACTCGATCTTCTGGTGATCGACGAGGCGCACCATGCGGCGGCCGACAGCTATCGCCGGATCATTGACCAGGCGCTGCAGAGTAATCCCGCCTGCCGGATCTACGGGGTCACGGCTACGCCCAACCGGGGCGACAAGCGCGGCCTTCGCGCCGTCTTTTCGAATGTCGCGGATCAGATCCGGATCGGCGAACTGATCGCCTCCGGCCATCTCGTGCCGCCGCGCACCTTCGTCATCGACGTCGGTGTCCAGGATCAGCTTACCAAGGTGCGGCGCACCGCCGACGACTTCGACATGAGCGAAGTCGATGCGATCATGAACCGGACTCCAGTGACCGATGCGGTCATTCGGCAATGGCAGGAAAAGGCCGGAAGCCGGCAGACGGTTGTGTTCTGCTCCACCGTCGATCATGCCCGCAATGTCGCCCGGGCATTCAATGGCGCCGGAATTCCTGCCGGGCTTGTCCATGGCGAAATGCCGGATGCCGAGCGCAGGTCCGTGCTCGCGGCCTATGCGGCAGGCGATCTTCGCGTGGTGGTCAACGTCGCGGTTCTGACCGAAGGCTGGGATCATCCCCCCACGAGCTGCGTCGTCCTTCTGAGGCCGAGTTCATACAAGTCGACGATGATCCAGATGATCGGCCGCGGACTGCGCACAGTCTCGCTGGATGAACATCCCGGTGTTCTGAAGACCGACTGCATCGTCCTCGATTTCGGCACGTCGACACTGCTTCACGGATCCGTCGAACAGGACGTTGACCTGAACGGCCGCGAGTCCACTGGCGAGGCCCCGACGAAGGACTGCCCGGAATGCGGCGCAGTCGTTCCGCTTGCCACCACCGAGTGTCCGCTCTGCGGCCACCATTGGGAACGGGATCAGACCGGCGAGGCTACGCCGCTCGGCGAGTTCGTGATGTCGGAGATCGACCTCCTGCAGCGGTCGAGTTTCCGGTGGTGCGATCTTTTCGGCGACGATTCCGCGTTGATTGCCAGCGGCTTCAATGCCTGGGGCGGGGTCTTCTTTCTCAATGGCCGCTGGTACGGCATCGGCGGGGTCCAGAAACAGCGGCCCCATCTGCTGGCAGCCGGCGAACGCACGGTCTGTCTTGCAGCGGCCGATGACTGGCTGAACGAGCATGAGAGCGACGAGAGCGCGCACAAGACAAGGCGGTGGCTGAACCAGCCGCCGACCGACAAGCAGCTCTCGTTCCTGCCGCCCGAGTACCGGCATGATTTCGGGCTCACGCGCTACCAGGCATCGGCGCTCCTGGCGTTCCGCTTCAACCGCGACGCCATTCGCTCGCTCGTCTTCGGCGCAGCGGACGCCGCTCCCGCCGACCTGATCGGGAGGGCTGCATGATGGAGCGCCCAAATGAACATGACATCCTCGGATCGTCTGCGCCTCTGGCATCCGCGTGGGACGCTCTGCGCCGTTTGCCGCTGTCCGACCCGTGGCTTTGGCTGGTTCGACCCGGTGCGATCGAAGCAGCCGCGCCCTTCTGTCTGGTTCTGCTCGATCGCCTGCCAAGGCTTCTGGACACACTTGGCGCGGGAGCGTTGGGCCATGGTTGACCTCACCGAACAGGAACAGGCGGCCATCCGCGCCAGCATGAAGCCGATTGCCGAGATCATGGAGGAGATCGGCTGGCAGACCCGGCTCGCCGATCTCTCGGAAGCTCAGGTTCGAACCCTGATCGAAGTCGCCTTCGGCGGATTTCAGGATGCCATGCGCGCCATCGCCCAAGGCTCTGCCGAAACGCGCGGGGATGCGGAGATCCCATTCTGATGCTCGACTTCAATCACCGCTCCCTGATCGCCGGACGCATCAACGCTCTGATCGACGACAGCCTTTATGCCGCGCGCGCAGTGACGCCGCCCCGGACCTATCTGGGTGGATCGCGGCTCGGGCAGCCTTGCGAGCGCGCGTTGCAGTTTGAGTTCGCCGGTGCGCCGAAGGACGACGGCTCCGACTTCGACGGCCAGACGCTGCGGATCTTCGAGATCGGCCACGCTCTCGAAGATCTGGCCATCCGCTGGTTCCGTGGTGCTGGCTTCGATCTCTACACCCGCAAGGGCAATCGACCGGACGGGTCGCAGTTCGGCTTCTCGATCGCCGGTGGCCGTGTTCGCGGTCATGTCGACGGGATTATCGCGGCAGCCCCCGACCAGCTGGGCCTTGCCGTTCCCGCGCTCTGGGAATGCAAGACCATGAACGCCAGGAACTGGCGGGAGACCGTCGCCAAAGGCGTCGTCATCGCCAAGCCGGTCTATGCGGCGCAGATCGCCCTCTACCAGGCCTACATGGAAGCCAGCGTCCCTGGCATTTGCTCCAATTCGGCGCTGTTCACCGCCATCAACAAGGACACGGCCGAACTGCACCACGAACTCGTGGCCTTCGATGCCGGTCTTGCCCAGCGGATGAGTGATCGCGCCGTCCGGATCCTCCAGGCGACGGACGCGGGCGAATTGCTGCCCCGGATCGCGACCACGCGCGACTTCCATGAATGTCGGATGTGCCCCTGGTGCCAGCGCTGTTGGGGCTTGCCGGCATGAGCGATCACAACGTCGTTTCCCTCGATGCCTGGCGCGACTTCAACGACGCGACGCCGCAGGTTGATCCCTTCGACGTCGAGCCGGACGCTGAGCAGATCGCCATCTTTCTCGACGTCGTCTTCAGCTATTGCGACGGCTGGGTGCCGCTGCGTGGTTTCATCGACAAGGGCCAGGGAGTCGACGGTCGCCCGCACAATGCCTGGATCGAAGGCGACGCAAACCTGCTCAAGAAGGCGATCGCTTTCGCAGGTTGGGCGGCGCGCGAAGGTGCTGCCTTCTATGTGGTGCCGGGAACGGTGGCCGAGAGCGGCAAGGCCAAGTCCGCGGACGTGCGCCAGATGCAAACGGTGCTCGTCGATCTCGATGCCGGCGACATCGCTTCTAAACTCGATCACCTGATCCGGCATCTGGGCGAGCCGACCCTGATCGTCGAAAGCGGAGGCCGCACGCCGGACGGTCTCGACAAGCTGCATGTCTGGTGGCGCCTGACCGAGCCTGCCGAAGCCGACGACATCACGCTGCTGTGCCGGTTGCGCGGCGACATCGCGATCAAGGTTGGTGGCGACACGCATTTTCGTTCGGCGCACCAACCGATCCGTCTGGCGGGATCCATCTATCACAAGGGCGGCTTCAAGCGGCTCGTCACCATCCGTCGCCACAACTCGCATGTCGAGGTGGACCTGCGCGATTTCGCGGAACGGGTCGACGCCATGCCGCCTCTCGTCGGTGTCGGATCGGAACCGGGACCACCCGCCTCGAAGCCGTCGATCGCCGATGTTCTGACAACGCCGGTTCGGGAAGGCAGCGAAGACGCATGGACCCGGTTTCAGGGTGCGAGCGCCGCCATCGGCCATTTCATCCGGCTGGCCCATGAGGGGCGCATGGGCCGCGACGAGGCCTGGGAGGCGATCTGCCAATACAACGCCGCGATGCTGCGCCCGAGCTGGCCGCTGGAGCGGCTGGCATCGGAGGCGCAGCGCCTGTGGCGGCTGCACGAAGAACGGCACGGGCCGCCGCTGGAACGTCTGGCGGTTACGCCGATGTCGCCATTGCCGACCTTCACGCTCGGAACGCTCCTCGACGACAGAAGCGCTATGCCGGACGACATCATCGGGCCGCGCGTGCTGACGCCGGGTGGAATGCTGGTCCTCGGCGGCGCGCCCAAGGTCGGGAAAAGCGACTTCCTGATCAGCCTGCTGGTGCACATGGCGGCCGGCATCCCGTTCCTCGGTTTCGCGCCATGCCGCCCGCTGCGGATCTTCTATCTGCAAGCCGAGATCCAGTACCACTATCTGCGCGAGCGGCTTCAGGGCATTTGGCTCGACCCGGCGCTGCTCTCAGCCGCCCGCGACAATCTGGTCGCGACGCCGAAGGTCCGGATGCTGCTCGATGCGGGCGGTGTTTCGCGCGCCGTGGCGGCCGCGCGGGCGCATTACGGCCATGGCGCGCCTGACATCCTCTGCATCGATCCAATCCGCAACCTCTTTGATGGCGGTCCGGATGGCGGCGGCGAGAACGACAACACGGCGATGCTGTTCTTCCTGCAGGAACGTGTCGAGGTGTTCAGGGATTCGGTGGCGCCGGACGCTGGTCTGATCCTCTGCCACCACACTCGCAAGATCACCAAAAAGCAGCTCGCTGAGGATCCGTTCATGGCGCTCTCGGGCGCTGGAAGCCTGCGCAGCTTCTATACCTCCGGCATCATCATGCACCGGCCGGACGAAGATCGGCCGGAGCGGATGCTGCATTTCGAGCTGCGCAACGGTCCGGGTATCGAGCCGAAGATCATCGACAAGACAAATGGGCGCTGGGTGGAAGTCGACCGTTCGGGCGAGCGGCTGGTGCGCAAGTCGCTGGGCGAGCGTCTCGATGCCGAGCGCGTGCGCAAGCACGATGTCATTCTCGGCATATTGCTCGACGAAGCGCTGGCCGGTCGACTTTACACGATCAACCAGTTCGCGGAGGCGTTCGAGAACCGCGGCGGGCTTGGAGGCAAGGACACGATCCGGGACCGCCTGAACGTGCTTGCCACCAAGGGCTTCGTGAAGTTCGTGCGCGACGGTGCGCCCTACGGCTTTGGCCCGTCCCGATCCCGCTTCGGGTTTCTGTGCGTCGAAGCGATGGCCATTCCGACGGACGGCGAAGCGGTCGATCCCGAAACCGGCGAGGTCTCGCAGGCCACCATCGCGGTCCTGCCGACCCATTACAAATCGCCCCAGACTGGCGCGTTGCTCGAGATCGAGAACCCGCATGTCTGGGTCTATCCGGAGGGCGAACCGTCATGATCGCGCTCGCGTCGCTCATCGCGCACGCCTGCGCTCCGGCCAGTTTGAACCAGATGGGGTGCGGTTCCGAAACTGCTCCGTCATCCCCGCGTCGAACTACGCTCCACACCGCCGAGACCAGATTGGGCGCGATGCCCAAACTGCCCCTTCGGAACTGCGCGCGAGCCAGATCGGCTGCGCTGCAATCAGATTGGGTGGCGAGTGCTGGCCGAAACTCCCGAAACTGGAAATTCCACAGTCTCGCCAATGCCTTGCCGAGGCCCGCAAGTTTGGGGGCTGAAAGCCACCCCTTTCAGGGGTGGGGGAGACCGCTCGCCGAGCGGGGTCTCCCATCCCCACCCCTGGGGCTTCGCGCGCGCGGCGTGCCGACACTCCTCTGAACGACACCCCAAACGAAGGATCCATCCCGATGAGCATGATTGCGTCACCTGTTCCCGAACCAGCCTGTCTTCCGGCAGCTCTGGCTTCATCAACACGAAGCTCCGCCATCCTGGCGCTCGACCTTGGCACAACGACGGGCTGGGCCAGCCGGATCGGTGGCATCATCCAGAGCGGCACGGTCTCATTCCGACCCAGCCGCTACGATGGCGGCGGCATGCGCTATCTGCGCTTCCAGTGGTGGCTCGATGCGCTCGTCCACAGCAACGACGGCCTGGCCGCGATCTACTTCGAGGAGGTGCGCCGTCATGTCGGAACGGATGCCGCCCATCTCTACGGCGGCTTCCTGGCAACACTGACCGCGTGGTGCGAGCGCGAAAAGGTCGCCTATCAGGGCGTGCCGGTCGGCACCATCAAGCGCTTCGCGACCGGCAAGGGCAACGCCGACAAGCATGCGGTGCTCGCCGCCGTCACTGCGCGCGGCTTCCGGCCTGCCGACGACAACGAGGCCGACGCGATCGCCATCCTGCTCTGGGCGATGGAGACCCGGGGAGGTGTGCTGTGAGGTGGTCGACACGAGGATATGGCGGCCAACGCCGCAGCCCTGATGAGATCAAGCGCGATGGCTGGCGCGAGCAGCGCGTCCTTGCGGTGTCAATCGACGACGCCCGTCTGACCTGGCCCGAACGTGAACTGATCCGGCAACTCGGCGAGAAGCTCTATGGCGATCGCAATCAATCCAAGGAGGCGCGCCGATGACCAACTGGACGCCAAGCCTTGTCGAAGCACGTCTCGCCGAAGCGGCCTTCGTGCTCAAGCGCCTGCCCGAACCGCGGCGGCAAGGATACTTCAGCACATGGCCCGAGATCATCCATGGCTTTGCCGACAAGGTCGAACAGGAGCCGAAGCCGATGCGTGTGCTTCCGTCGCCCGCGGCCATCAGCCGGATGGAGGAGACGCTGAGCTGGACCGTCGGGCTGGATCCGGTCGAGGGCAAGATCATCTGGATGCGTGCCTACGGCGAGCGCTGGAAGACGATCTGCTGGACGGTTGGGTTGCAGCGCTCTGCTGCCCACCAGCACTGGCTCTACGCGCTGTGCGTCATTGCGTTCCGGCTTAACGGACGGCGGCTCAACCGCAGCTACTCGAAGCGCAAGGTGATCGAACTGGCTGGCGCGGCGCAGCGGTGAGTAGCGGCGAGCAAAGTGTCCGCCGGACAGTTTTCGCGCGGACAGAAATGCCTGTTCAGGGTAGATTTCGGGCTAACCTCGGGAGAGGCACGCACCAATTCAACGCCCAAATACACCCAGTTCGGCCTGCGCCGCTGATATCTTGGTTCCTTCCCGGCGGATACCCTATGCGGGAGGGCGCGGCGCGAAACGTCGCTAGTGGCAGGCCGGATTTTTTGGGAAGCCACTCGGAGTCCAGCGCCTTTCACGGCCGCTCGGAAGTCCCGACGAACACAGGCTTTTTTGCCGTACGACGCCTGCCATGCCTGGACCCTTCGCGGAGTCCAGCTCGGCATCCGGCATCCAGCGGCCCATCGACGGCGACACGCCCAGCCTCCACCGGACATCATGACCCTCAGCTTCGCCCCCGAAGCGATCGAGACCTGGCCGCTCGACCGCCTGCACCCCTATGCGCGCAACGCCAAGACCCATGGCGCGGACCAGGTCGCCAGGATCGCCGCCAGCATGGCGGAGTTCGGCTGGACCGTCCCGGTGCTGGTGTCGAGCGATGGCGAGGTCATTGCCGGCCATGGCCGGATCATGGCGGCTGCGCAGCTCGGCCTCACCGAAGCGCCGGTCATCGTGCTCGATCATCTGACCGAAGCGCAGCGTCGTGCCTACCGTATCGCCGACAACAAGCTGACCGAACTCGGGGCCTGGGACGAAGCGCTTCTTTCCGGAGAGCTGCAGGAACTCGTCGCCGATGAATTCGACCTGTCGCTGATCGGCTTCTCCGATGGCGAGCTCGACCGGCTGCTCGCGCTCGAACCGGGCGACGAGGCATCCGACGGCGCGGGTGTCGCCCCCGTCGTGATCCCGGAACCGCCGCGCAATCCGGCATCCAGGCTCGGGGACCTTTGGATTCTTGGCGATCACCGGCTGCTCTGCGGCGACAGCACAAGTGCCGCCGATGTTCGCCGCCTGATGAATGGCGAGCGGGCCATCCTGTTCGCCACCGACCCGCCCTATCTCGTCGATTACGACGGTTCCAACCATCCGACCCGCAACAAGGACTGGTCGCCATCCTACGGCGTGACCTGGGACGACAGCAGCCAGGGCGCGGAACTCTATGACGGATTCATCGCGGCGGCCGTTGCCGAGGCGATCGCGGAAGACGCCGCCTGGTATTGCTGGCACGCCTCGCGCCGCCAAGCGATGCTGGAAGCCTGCTGGGAGAAAGCGGGCGCGTTCGTCCATCAGCAGATCATCTGGGTGAAGGACCGCGGAGTTCTGACCCGGTCGCACTACCTCTGGAAGCACGAGCCCTGCTTCATGGGCTGGATCAAGGGCAAGCGGCCGCCGAAAGTCGCCGAGGAAACGCTGCCATCAACGTGGGCGCTGCCCAGCTTCGCCAAGGACGACCGGCCCGATCACCCGACGCCGAAGCCGCTCGATGCCTTCGGGATCCCGATGCGCCAGCACGTGGCGCGCGGCGGGCTGTGTTACGAGCCGTTTTCCGGGTCGGGATCGCAGATCATGGCGGGCGAAGCCAATGGCCGCCGCGTCTTCGCGATGGAGATCAGCCCGGCTTATGTCGATGTCGCCATCGAACGCTGGCAAGCCGACACCGGGCGCGAAGCGATCCTCGACGGCGACGGACGGACCTTTGCGCAGGTGAGAGAGGAGCGGTTAGGCCAGTCTGCGAACATCGAGAGTTCAGCCGCATGAAGCAAAGCAGGGCGATGTCGCTGGTCGAGGCCATCGCCAATGTCGTGGTCGGCTACGGCGTCGCCGTCGTCACCCAGCTCCTCGTCTTTCCGTTGTTCGGGCTGCACACGACATTGGCCGAGAACCTGACCATCGGCGCGATCTTCACCGTGGTGAGCATCGCCCGTTCATTCGCCCTGCGACGGCTGTTCGAAGCCATCAGGGTCGCCAGTCGCTGCGACGGCCATGCCGGACATGTAGAACCTGCACCACGCCGTCGATAA